TTGTATTTACTAGGATTGCTTATTATTTCATCCTCTACGCTTCCTATAGACTGCTTAGATTCTTTTAATTTGGTTTTTGCATTTTTGATTTTGATTCCATCTTTTAATAGTGTATAAAAACCAGCTTTAATACCCAAAAGAACGCTTGCAATAGGTTCAAAATATCTTTCCCCTATCTCAGCTAAAGCTAACTGACGCATATCTTCTGCGTTTATTTTTCTCGCTTTATACGTTTTTGCACCTTCAGCAATTGCACCTTCGAAAAGACCTCCCTGACCTGTCATATTTCTGAAAGTCTGCTGTATGATTTCTCCCGAAATACGACCTTCAGTGCCCATTTGTTTTACTTCAGCAACAGATTTTCCTAAGGTTTGTGCAATCTGTTCGTAAATCGGAATACCTGCCATTGCAAATTCACGCAAATCTCTAGCAGATGCCTTTGTAGCGGCTTGAATCTGAGCGTAGTTATTTGCAACACGCTTCATTTTTTCTTCATTACCGCCTGTAACATCACCTATCATTTTAAGAGTTTCCATCAAGTCTTTTGAGTAAACTCCTGATTGTTTCAATAAAGTTGCGTATTCTGCGGTAGACTGTACAGAAAAAGGAGATTTTACTGCGTATGACGCAATTTCATTGAAAATAGACTCTGCTTCGCCTTTGCTTCCATAGATAACTCCAAGTTGTGTTTTTACAGCTTCAATCTCACCGTATGAAGCCATTGCAGCAGAGCCTAGGTCTTTTATAGCTTTTGCGAATTTTACTAATGAAGCTGTTGCTATTGGAATTGCTGCAAGTCCAAGGTTTATTCCTGTTCCTGCTATTTTCTGTCCATTCTCATCCTTCAAAGCAAAAGCATCGCCCAGTACCGAACCTTTTGCTTTGTTTCCTAGAAACCTTGAAGCGAAGCCTGCAAATCCATTTTTTGAACGACCTTCTTGTTCAAATCTCCTTAAACCGTATTTTACGCTCTCGGAGAAAGAGTTATCCGTCGGTTGTTTCAAAAAGTTCTGTTCTTGTTCTTGTAGTTTTAACTGAGTCCTTTTGAATAGAGCTTTTTTATAATCATAATAATCTTTCATGTAATCTTCTTTTTCAGAATCTTCAAGATTATTAAAATAGTTTTTTAGCACACCCAAATACAAATCTTGGGCATTTTGTCTTTTTAAAAAATCGGGGTCCGACTTTCGTGCATTGCTAATTTTTTTAGACTCAATATCAGCTTCTAGCCCTCCGAACTGAGCATAGAGAGCTCTTTCTTGAGCTTTTGTTGCTTTTGAATATTTGTTTACGCCCCCGAATTGTTCGACTATATCAGCAAGAGTAGTCGCATTGCTCCTAATGCTACTGTCCATCATTTTTTGCATTTTCTTGAACTCAGCCATTGCATTGTTGGTCTTGTCCATAATAGTGTTGAAGCTTTTTAGTGCGTCTGTAACTTGTTTTATTCCGTCTGCATAATTATCTGTACCGTTAGCACTGAACAATAAACTTATATCAATTGTATTGCTATTGTTAGAATTTTTAGCCATAACACTACTCCTCTTCTGCTTTTTTTCTCACTTCTCGAACCTTTTCTTCTGCCCAAATATTCATTGCAAGTAAAGTTTGTTTCTCTCTATATGAAAACTCGATTCCTAGACACTCGCTGTAATCAATAATCGTTCTAGGCGTAAAAATTATATTTCCGTTAAAATCGTATTCACAGCTCTGTCTAATCGACAGAAACTGTGAAAACAACCATTTGAAAAGATTTGGGACAGGAATATCTTTTAAATTTGCCCAAGTTTTATCTTCAGTGCAAATTTTATCAAACTTTTCCTGCCCAAACTTTTTAACAAAATCAACTCTTTTATCAATGTTTCTCACATAAGTTGATTTTGTTTCTTTTTTTCCTTTTTTTACAACAACGTTCTTTTTTTCGTATGGTGTATTAAGGAAAAAGAATTGTTGAACAGCAAGTTTTAATTCTTTTTCCTTTTCTCTAAAAAACCGTCAGATTTCTGACAGAACTTAAGAATCGAAGTTGCAAGAAGTGGGGATTGAGAAAGAATTGATTTTATGTCATTTTTATTCACTTCTCTATCTCCCATCATAATTTTTTTACCGTTTTTCCCTCTGATATCTCCACATCTAGATGCTACGGCTTCTATCAAAAGGGCATTCGATTCTTCCCTTTTGTACTCTTCGTCAGCCTCGTCATCAAGGGCGTCGAGGGCTTTTTGATAATTATTATTTGACTCCCATGCTTTTTTAGAATTAGGTCCATAAACCAAGAATTCAATTCCTGTTGGCACACTCCCTGCTTTAGCTTCAAACCAAACTCCATCTTCTTCGTTTTGAAGTGAAAAAAACTGAGAAATATCAATACTCTCCTCTTCCACTACTGTTTTTGAAACCTTTTCTACTGTTTTTGTTGTTGCCATAAAAGCTCCTTGTATAAATTTTGTTATCATTATCATTTATAAACAATGCTGAAGTTAATAAAAAAATAATTGTAGATTTGAGCTTGTCGGTTTACAATAAAATACATGAGAAAAAAAATCTTACTTATTATTTTTAATACCTTTTGTTTGCAGTGTTTATTTTCTTTTGAGTTCACGTTAAGAACTGGAGAGCCGTCTATCGTAGAACCTTTGATAGACGACAAATGGAGAGACGATTCTTGGTATGTTTCAAAAATAGAGCAAATAGGAGAATCTCAGAATTACAGATTTGAATTATCTGGTTATAAGACAGGAAAAGTTTCTTATGTTGTTTCAAAAAACAAAACGCTAAGTTTGCTTTTTAGAATATCTGCCCCACACATTCCGATTAAATTTGAGGTTTTGGAAGTCGGAGATAATTTTATAACACTGAAAGAATCTGACTCTCAGTTACCTCAACGAGAAATATATAAAATGATGAAACCCTTCTTTGACTTATAAAGTATTACCAGACGGAACTATTGAACCTATAAAAGACTCTACCCGACCAAAAGAGAACGTGGCAAATTCGGTTCATCACCTCTATACGATAATTTTGACAATTAAAAAAAATGGTGCGTAAGAAAAATACGCACCATAAAGCAACTTCCAGAACTTTTATGCAGCAGGAATCGTAAACTTTGCTTCCTGTGACATACCGTTGTAAGAAACTTTTACTACGAGTTTCTTTGGAGCGTCACCCTTTTCAGGCGACGTGAGAGAACACTCATAGACTTTGTTTTCTGCGGTTGCTGCCATAGTTCCAGTTACGACACTAGCTGTAGCGTCATCTCTGTCAACAGTAGCAGTAACAGTAAGGTCTGTTGCTGGAACAAAACCACTCTTTACAGAAGAAACCATAACACTTACATTCTTCGGAAGTCCTGTAGAACTATCAAACTCAAGTGTTGTTTTGAGAATCTTTCTTCGTCTGATACGGAAGATTCGGCAAGCTCGCTCACCAAAACTTGAATAAGGCAAAGAAATGTCAAGTTCTTCTGTTCCTGTTCCGATTTCGTTTCCTGTGAACTTCGTCTTGAAAATCTGGAAAATGTACAAACTGTCAGGGTTCTCTTCTTTGTCTTGGAAACAATAAAGCATTTCAACATCTTCGTCTTTTGTACAAAGGTTGAAAAGTTTTTCTGAATATCCTTTGATAAGATATGCAGAGAAATCACCTGTGATATCCAAAGCCAAAGGCTGTGTTGAAATAGAACCTTTTTCGAAGATTGCGAAGAGTTTTTTCAATCCATTGTCGAGATTGAAAGTCAAGTTCGAACCGTACTGAACTCTTTCACCACAAACGTAAAGGAATCCTTCACGAGCAGTAAACTGGTCTGTATCTGTTGCTTTCTCTGGAAGTTTATCAATCCATTCATCGATTGCCTGTGCTGTTTTTGGTCTAGCAAATCGAGTTGTGAACTGTTTGATTGTTTCCGTTGGGTTAACAACATAATAAGTTACGCCACTTGCCCACGAATCTGCGAGAGTATAAACTCCGTTAGAAAGCGTGTAGTAAGTTCCTTCACTGAAAGTTGAAGATGTTGGCTGTGGGTCAGCAACTGCGTATACTGCTCCTTTGCCAAGCAATTCAGGATTGTTAGCACCCATAAAACTGAAAGAACCTGTGACGATTTCGCCCGGACTTACAGACAAACTCATAGCATTGACAGCCATGTGTTCGAAGTCCTGATACAAATCCTCTCCTTCTACGCCACCGTACTGTGTAAGAATGTCGTATTTGATATCCTTTGTGCCAGTACAGAGTTCGTGAACTTCAAAAGCGTCTTTGTCATCAACTTCAACGACATAGCTTTTTCCGTCAGGAGCGACATCACCCTTGTTTCCAAGAAGATATCGTTTAGGGTTTTTGATTCTTTCGCCAGTGGTTGACTCGCTTTCGTAAAGAGGGTCTCCCATTTGTGTGAGAAACTGATTGTTCGCACATTCAGGTTTTTCCTCACCTGCGGCAACGATATTAGAAGGGCTGTCAGTGTCCGATGTCCACTCTTGCCACTCACCTCTAAAAGTTGCCTCCAAAAAGTCGTCATAAGTCTGCGAAGAAAATTCAAACTCAAGGTCTCCCTCAGAAGAACTGTTTCCTTTTCTTGGTGCTGATTTACATCGACCTTTTCTTATTTCATTCGATTCAATTGTTTCGGTCGTTCCTTTAATAGAATGTCCTGTTCTTCTTGAAAGCACAGGGTATTCCATAACATCACTTCCGTTAGTCGCTGTCTCAAGAACCTTACCGTTATTCTCGCTCTGAGGATTTGTCTCTTCACGAGAATAGTACAGAGAACTATCTGAACCGATTTTAACGTTAAACTGTGGTGTTTCAGCCATAGTTTACCTCCTATCTTTCTAAATACGCCTGCCATTCAACAGAAACAGGCAACACGTAAAAATCGCCGTCATCCAGTGCGGAAGTTCTGTATGTTCGGACAATTCTTACACCATCGATAAATCCACTACTTCTATATAATTGTGCAATATTATCATATCTGTCGTTAAGGGCTTTGATACCGACATTTTTAGGAACACAGACGTTTATCTGTAAGACGCCAACCCAAAGGCTTCTTCCGTCTTTTCCCATTTCTTTTTGAACAGGAACGCTTGGTAAGAAAAACAGTTCATACCAATATCCATCGTCGGGTCGTTCAAAAGCCTTGTTTGGAAAAGCAACTTCTGGGTAACTAACAATAAAATATTCGCCTTCGTCAATTTCTTCTTGCGTGGTCGGCTGAGGTTCTGCTACGACATATTCTTCTTCGTCTTCGACGTAATAAACATCTTCCTCAGAATAAATCGTTGCTTGTTCAAAAACCTCTTCCAGTCCATTCAATTCTTTGAACTTTTCTATTAATAACTGTTCTACGTAACTATCTGTCATACAACACTCCTTTAGTAAATATTCTTAGTGAATACTGAATCCACATCTTCTAGTTTTGGCATACCAGCCTTTCGTAACAGTTTCTGCACTGCTTCTATATCTATAGAACTAACGTCTATATTAAAATTCCCCTTTCTTAAAATACTTTTGTCAGTTCCTTTACCCTGTGCAGCCAACTTCTCCCAAGTTGCGTTTACAAGCCTTAACATTCCATACGGTGCCTGATACACGTGTTCTTTTGTAACACCGTGCTTGAGTCCATATTTAGAACCAACTTTCGCCTCTGAATCGTGCTTATATCCACCGTATTCAAGATATTTTATATGTTCGTTATCGTTATCAACAAAGAAACTAGGAGGACCAACTAAATCTTTTGTCTTCTCAAACAAATAATCAGCAATTTTTCTTATAGAACTAGGGTTATTTTTCTCTTCAAATAAAGTTTCATCGAAATCGCCTTTTCCGTTCAGTGTAGAAAACGCCTTGAAAGTTGCTCCCTTAAAATGCAATACCCAATCACCTCTTGCACAGTCTGTGTCAGGATAATGGTGTCGGACCACCTCATAAGTTTCCACTCCTGTCTTGTCGTACACACTATTAATACCTTCTGGTGTCAACTCAAATGACGTGTCTTTCTCAACAGAAGCTCTCTCCCTTGTGACCTTGTAAGAATACGGTTCATCTATAGGAGTATTAGAAACTAAAGATTGAAAATAAGTAGCGGCTAATAAACAATTTCTATAATCTCTGTTCTTTTTTATTCCTGTTAGTTTTACCGCAGTAAGAGCCTGATAATATGCTAATTCTTGATTTTTCTGGTCAGTAAAAAATGCCAAGTTAGCCTTTGGATGTACGACATCCTTTTGCTTAAAATTCTTTACCAGTTTATTAGCTGAAACTCGTTTTTTAGTCTTTACTTCAAGGTTTCCATATTGACGTACAGTTTTATTAAGTTGTTTTGTAATGTCCGAAAGCATATCGTTAAATTGCTTTTCCAATTGATTAATAGTTCGCTTATTCTGCTCCGTAGAATATCTATTAGAAATCTCAAAATGACCTCTAGGTGAAATTTTAACCTTTACATTCTTTCCACCTTGCTCGAAGATATTAACTGCGTA